ATGGGACGGCCCTGTTAGGGTGGTCCTGTTAGGAATTGGTTAGATGTTAGGCCGGTTTTTTTCGGGGTGGGGGACCATGGAAAAAAATTATCATAACATTTTAATCTCAAAATCCCCTATACAAAAATTATCGTCCCATGGGAAGACACCCCCAATCTGTTAAATATTGGAGCGTATATGAAATCATTTAATAATTTTTTGTTGGAAAAATCCCAGAGTGTTCTTGAAACCCTTGGCAAATATGATAAACCAAATACTTTTGTGTCCTTTACAAATGACCTCAAATCTAAGGGCGAAGAACATTCGCAGAAAAAACTCGGTATAAATCCTACCAATAACTACAATACTCCCACGGGTATCTATTCATATCCTATCAAAGAAATGCTACCTACATTTGCAACAGAAACGATGTTCGCAACTGGAAGACCAATTGTGTGAATATTTGAACCTAAAAATCTAGAAAGACTTGCCTATGGGTCTACGTATAGAGAAAAAAATCTTCTTAAGGATTTGGATATGTTGGATGATATTTTTCCCATGTATGATATTCTAGGACTTCTTGAATCCATTCCTAATCAATATAAAAAGAATGCTCTTCAAAAATACTGGTCCATTACTCGGATCTTGGCCATGAAGATTGCGGAAAAGAGACATCTCAGCAATCGTTATGTTCATGTGTGGGCATATATTATTAATAAGACATATGACGGGGTTATAGACGATTTGGGGGAAAAGATAATTCACCCATCTGAACCATATCAGGCAGTCTTCTTTAATAGGTCTCATATTAAAGTTCTTGATCATATTGACAGGACTCTCCATAAATCCTCATCATGGGATGAGGATAAGATTGAATCACGCGCTGTCATTATGCCTAAAATTATGGAGTTCCTTAACAACGGGAAGGATATACCGGAGGCTCTGAAAATTAAGGTTGTAGAACTGGGACTAGATCCTTATTACCAACAACTTAATAATATACGTAACTTTGAAGAACCCCCAAGTTGGACAAGTGACTCCAAAACGTGGAATATGTTTTTGAATAGTCCCAACTATGTTCCGGGGAAGTTTATTTTTTATGATCTTTCTTATTCTATAATAGAAAAATTGGACCGTGCTCCATATAACCAATCAGTAAAATTGTGGGTGGGACAAGACATGGAGAACTCCAATCATCCTTCTTATGTTACTCTTATTAATAACTATAAACTCAATTCTAATACCTATTGGTCGTTTTTTAATATGTTCATGTACTTAAAGATGCACACCAAACCATATACTAATATAGATAAATACCCCAACTTCGTATTGAAGAATATTAATAATCTCGATCCATATATTAAATCCAATAATACACTTATGCATATTATCGCCACGGATTATTTTGAGTTTCCCTATTGGTCATCCTCCGAACCCAATAGTACCTTCTTTAAGGCACTTCCAACATTTCTAAAAATGAGTAACATGCAAGGGCATGATCCCCAAAACATTAAGTTGCGAAATGCCATAATTACACGTCTTGGAAAGATGTATACGTCTAGTAGTGGCCTCTTTCTTAAAAACCACTGGACAAATAAATTAACGGCCATTATCATACAGTCATACAAGTGGGGATATGTTGACAAGGACTTTTTAAAGGTATTTTCTGACATGGGGATAGCCGACAGGCAGAAATTTGATAAGTATATCGCTTAAATACTACCATATATATGAAATCATTTAATACATTTTATAATCGGGTCATCCTTGAGGCGGGAAAGAGGGAAAGACTCTACAGGTATCTTCCAATGTTTCAGAAATCGATTCAAGCTGACCCCACGGAGGAGAATCGATTTAAACTGGTTATTAATAGGGCAATCTCAGTATTTAAAAGGGATGATCTTCTCATATTGTTTCTCAAGTTTTATAGAGAGGACTATAATAGATTTAAAATGGAGGATGCTTTTACCCGAGCACTGACAATTCTTCAAGCCTTTCAGGATACTTTTGCAAATGCCATTCCCCAGATTGATAATTATAGAGTACAACCAGATGACACTCTTCGGGGAGTAGCTGCAAAGTTTAATGCTTTTCGGAGGGAATATAGTCCTACTAATTGGATTGATATTACAGAGGATAATACTTCCTATCAATTCCTCACTTTTCCCGATGGGTTCTCTTGGTTTGATTTATAAATACTATGGACTGTTCTAAAGAGGCAACAGCAATGAGTCACTGCGGGAATTCTGGACAGGAGAATATAGGGGACACCATTTTATCTCTGCGGAAAGTAAAAAAATCAAAGGGTAAAACATGGGCTCGACCATCCCTTACTTTTATTTTGGATAAGGACCATGATCTTGGGGAGATGCGGGGCCGTGCCAATACAATGCCAAAAGTACAATACCACCCCCACATTATGGCTTTGCTGCTTTATAAGGAACCATCTGGGGAATATTTGGTTCGGACAATAACTGGGATTAATTATTCTCAAGATAGGACATTTAATATCTCGCAATTATCTCCCAAATATCAGAAGATGCTTCAGGAGAAGAGACCGGAACTTTTTACTCAGAATAAGTCTTTCCGTCAAACTTGACACCCTCCAGATCATATAGATCCTTGCAAAAACTTACGAATCGCTTCTGGGAAGTAGTAGATGTGTCTTCCCTATATCCTGTATTATAATATACATTATGTCCTCCCCCAATTGCTACCCGGATATACCCATTTCGAAACATCTCTTTATATACCCCATTATAGTCTGGATATTCTTGTCCCCGGTCTTTTAGGTATTTGTTGGCCCTAGAGATAATATCTGATGCCCCTTCATCATGTCCATAAAATGGGACCTCTAAAAAATTACCACTCCGGTCCACCCAGAATCCATATGGCTTTTTATCTGGTAGATCTTGGACACTCGTTGACATCCTCTTTACCTTGGCAGGTATTTCGTCAAGGACGCCCTCTTCCAAAAGGAATTGTCCCATTCTTTCATATAGTTCATTGAATAACATAATTTTAATTGAATACATCTGATTGTAATACTTCTCTCATATCATATAATTCCTTACAGAAGTTTAGGAATTTTGATTGGCTTTGGGTGGCTTTTTTTGCCTTCCTTCCAGTATTATACAAAATAGCCCCATTTCTACAGACGACTCTAATCCAATTATTCTGATACATTTCTGAATATGGGGATGGATTTGGCGCATAATGAATGCCCCGATCATTGTAATATTTCTGGGATCTCGCAATTATGGCTTCTGCTCTTGGTGAGTGGCCCATCATAGGCACTGGAGTGAAGTTCCCAGAATGATCTACCCAGAATCCATATGGTGGATCATCTGGGATATCTTGAATACTTATAGATACCTTCAAAAGCTTTCTTGGAACATCTCCCAACATGCCTTCCAAAAGGTATTCTTCCATGTATTGTCTATAAAGTTTTTCGAATAACATCCTTTTAATATTTAATCTCAGAAGATTAAATATCCCTACAATGTATATTTCACGTTTTAAGATTGGGGACCTCTACAACAATATGCTTCTGAATGAGGTTCATGCTCAACATGTGTCGAATGTCATGAATTTCCTTCGGGACAACCCCCAAGGAACATCATTTGATAATATATTTGGACCTAATAAGAACCGCATCATTATTCCCATAACGGATTCCCATATTTATAAGGAGCTTCTTGCGGCCATCAGACACATCCCAAACTTTAAGAAGTTTGACCCAAACACCGGAGAGGTTATCCGGGAAATCAGAATCGATCCAAAATATGGGAAAGGAGATCACAAAGAACAGAAGATCAAATTGGGGAAGGCCATTCAAAGTCTGAAAATCTCATCCTCAGACAAGAAGAGATTTCTGGGGTGGTATGCCAAATATAATTCGTATATTTCAGATATGGACAAACTGGAGAATTATTCCATAGTTCTTTCTCGGAATCCTATTGATGTTCTTCGAATGGGGGAGATTGGTAATTCTGGTCATTGCCACCAACAGGGAAACGATTTTTTTCATTGTGCAATTCAGGAGGCAAAGACGGGGGGTCCAATTGCCTTTGTTGTTTATACCGATCAATTGGAGACCATATCAGAAGAAGATTTCCAAACAGAGGAGATCTTCAACGACCGGGATCGGGGGGGGGGGTCATTGACGCAATATCCCGTATTCGGATTCGTAAGTTCTTTGATATCACTGACGATCAGGACATTGCGATTCCCGAAATGAAAGTCTATGGTAATACTGTTCCCGGTTTCTATGAGAGTATTAAGAACTATCTAAGGCGTAAACAAAATCTCAGTATCCCAGATATGATTTCCAAATATGAGCACAATGAACTGACTAAGACCGGGGGGTCCGCCTCCGACACCGATGATTCCTCTCTCTTTGACGAATACTTTGACACCACCGATTTTCCCGCTTGGGATCTGGAACACCGGGATTCAGACGAACAAGAAAATCTATATGGGGTCATGGAAGAAGAACTTCAGGCCATTGATCAGCTCTATACCAATAGATTAAAATATTCATCTGTGGGGTATTATTTGTATGAGGATGACATAGATGGCATTCCCCATTATTCTGCACGCGCAGAAATCACCATTGATTTGGGAGATGCTGACCTCTCTGAAGTCGAAGAAGAACTTGACCCACATACCATTCAACAATTGGAGAGATTCACAACCGATCCGACTGCCCCCCAGTGGACAAGACGTGTTCCCAATGAAATGGGAACACGAGAACTCACCCTCCAATACAAAAAATTCTTAGAATTAATTGAAAAGAACACACATCTTATGTATATTGTCAAAATGGAAGTAGATGTTCATTCTGGGACAATAACATTCGGGATCAACAGTGACGGAACATCAGATGAAGAGATCGCATCAGATGACGTAGATGATTATGACACTATGTATCGAGATATGGTAGACCTCGAAAAACACTATAATGAGATTCGTTTTGGTGTTTTTCAAGCCCTCATCGAAGTTGGACTTGTTCCTTCGGATAACATACCAAATGTGGAAAGTTCCATTGATAATCTAAAAACATTTACCTATGACGCGGGAGATAACTCATTTTCCACTACTACAGTTATCGGCAATATTTCATCAGAGTCTGATCTGGCGTTTAACTCTACCAATTCCGCGATGTTCAAAAACCGTTTCGAACATGCTCTCTATAAGTATCTTGAATACTATTATAAGGCCCCTGTCACTGACGAACATCCAGAGTTTGAGGGATTTGGGGAGTCAACAGAACAAATAAATATGCGGGGAGCATATAATATTTCTATATCGCTGGACATTGCTTTCTCAGATGTTATTACTATAGATCGTAAAATACTGGAAGCAGTCGTAAAAATATATCCGGAACTCTATAGTACCAAGGGATGGAATGTTGTAGCCTTTCTTGATGCCAATTATGATGATGTGATTGGCATCATGCGCACTATCGTCGCCATCCCATATCTGGGACTTCGGACACAACAGGCACAGAATCTAGAAAAAGTATATGGTAGATTCTTTACTTGAGATGTTTTCTCTGAGTTCTATTTGGTAGCTCCCGTTGTCCTGTTGTTGCCATGATCTCAAGTATTCTTTTCTTATGGTATGGTTCCAATTTTGCGAATCTTTCCATCCCAGTTGCCCACATTTCTTTATGGTTTATCATCCCATAGCCAGATACCCATTTGACTAATCGAGACAATTCATGTCCCACTTCTCGCTTATTCATTGTGAAGGACGTTTCAGTCTTTGCTCTCTCCTCCATTTGTGCTCTATACTCGTCCTCTGCTTTTTTAATGCTTATTTCAAATGCCCGCTGTTTTAATTCCGGAGATTGCGCTTCCATATTCAGATAATGGAAGATCAGTCCCTGTATATTATATGCCACATGTGTCTTATATGATCCAAGGTTGAGATCAACCTTTAGGTCTTTTTCAAGATAATCTAATCTCTTCGAGACAAATATTTGAACTTTCTTTTTAGAATAATTCTCATAAGTTAATAGAGTTTGAAATAGATGGCGCATATCAGCGAAGAACTTCGTAATGTGTTTTTGAAAGTCTGGGACCATTTTTGACTTATGTAATAACTCTTCTTGGGAATCATAGATATTGTCATAGTATTTCTTCACAGCATCTCTAAAGCCCTGTGAATTATTATTCATCCAGATGTGTCCCCATTCGTGGACAATTGTTTCTGTGAGTCTTTCTCCAATTATTTTGGTTTCTTTTCCCTTTGTTCTATTAACCGCGAGATCCACTATTTTAGTATAGGGCAATCCAATATGTGGAGTACTATATCTTTTTCCTGATGCGCTTAGTTTCGTGCCATCTGGATTTCCATAGGCATATCCCTGCACATTCTCAGTATCTCCTTTTTGCCGTCTATCATTTCGAAAGTCTCGGAAGACCACATTCACATGCTGTGTGGGAAATCCAATCTTATGAATCTCTTTTCGAGCATTGGCGAATGCCTTATAGATTTCATCTTCCGATAACATCCACATCATTCGAATGTCCTTTTTGCTTCTCCATAATTCCGAGTCCACGAATATAGAGAACATTGGCACATCATCAATATGTGTGTTCTCTCCCAGATCCCGGAATCTAGCTTCCATTAAGTTTGTTAGTTCTTCAAAGTTCATAATATTGTGCTTATAATAATATTTATTAAATATACCTATATGAAATCATTTAATGACTTTTTTAAAAAGGTGGACGATAATATCAAATATGACCCAGAACAATTGGAAATGGGCATCAAGGTTGAACACGAACATACAACCAATGTGGACATTGCTGAAGTAATTGCGAAGCATCATTTGGCGGAAGACCCGGAATATTATTCCAAGCTAAAGACTTTAAACCTATAATAAATAATGCGCATAAGCTAAATATATAAGCAATGATTATACGCGAAAGTTTAAATTCGGTTCGTCTATGCTGTGGCAAAAGGGGCTGTCCCGTTGTTACAGATCTTGGAGACGGCATGGTTGAGATAACAGATGATGATGGTAACAAGATCAAAGTCAAAAAAGAAGAAGCCCAATTAATTTCAGATGGAGTTAAGACGCTAAACGGGGAAAAATTGCTTTTAGGTTAATTTAACTATGGATAGTCTGATATTAATTGGTATATGTTTCGTATTAAAATACGGTAGTATATTAAACTTCATCAGAAAGCCCCTAACGAAATATAAGTTTTTCAAAGAATTATTTTCATGTACACTCTGTCTCGGTTTTCACATAGGCTTTTGGATAGCGATCTTTTCTGGCGCACCCTCACTCTTGGCTGTCTTGCAGTTAGCATTCTTCTCTTCGGCCATATGCTGGTTAGCTGATCATTTTATAATGGTCTGCCAAACATACATCTATGGTCGCGACTGAGAGACCATCTGCTTCGCTTTTTTGTACACCATTTGTTCGGTGACATCTTTTTGCGCCAATAATAGTTCAGCGGCCCAGTCCTGAAGCTTAGGTAAAACGATACCAATTTGTTTCCGGTCTTGTTGCAGTTGTGGAAACCATTCCATAAGTCTATTTCCATCTATGAGGGCCGCAATCTGTTTCTTCAGGGCATTAGCTCCACCGGGAATAGTATTCAATTTAGCTTCGGCTCTTTCGATCTTGGCCTCAAACTCCGCAGGATCGAACATTCCCGGTCCTCTTGATGCTTCGTCGCAATAGGATACAGCTTTCACAAGATCCCAAGAAGGATCGTGGATCAATTTCCGAAGGGTTTTCACCTTCAGATTATCGAGATTATGTATGTGCATATGTCTCTCCACAGCTTTTAGAATATTGCTCTTGTCATTTGGTCCTAGATTAGAAAAACGTAGTCTCTTGAAGATTTCTTGAACAATCGGAACCCCGGCGGATTCATGTCCATGATAATTACTATATCCTCTCTTGTTGGTTCCTCTCGTCGTGGCCTTTCCAATGTCATGAAACATCACTGCTAAGTTTACAATAGGATCATTATATGGTGAAACCTTGAGACATTCATGGATGTGTCCAAGAACTTGGGAATCTCCTTCTGGATGATGGAGAGGGTCATGGTCGAATCCTTCCATTGATGTAAACTCAGGAAGAATATTATCTAGGATTCCCGCTTCTTGTAATTTATATAAGAAGTTTGACAGAGTTCTACCAGACTTGGCGGCTTTATAAAACTCTTGGGCAATACTCTCCTGTGATATCAGAGCAGGATTCAACAATAATCCCTTGAGTTCTTTTGCAGCACTTAGAGTGTTTGGCTCAATTTCAAAGTCCATCTTCGCTGCAAATCGAAATACCCTAAGCACTCTAGTTGCGTCCTCCTTAAAGCGTTTCTTGGCATCCCCAACTGCCCCGTATGACTTTGTTCTGCAAGTCCTCCAGACCCCCTTGGAAGTCCACAATGCGCCCTCTATAATCCAGGCCGAAGCTATTGATCGTGATGTCCCGACGCTTAGTGTCCGTTTCAAAACTATCCACCTCTGTTGAGACGTTTGATTGTCTTCCCATTTGACTTTGGGCATCCTCTCGGAACTTGGCAAGATCATATGTATAGTTATTGAAGAGGATCGTATAGACTGGCTGGGAGTCATTCTTTGAGATGTTCCTAAGTTCAAAATGTTCCGATAAATCTTCAAATGAAATGTTGGTTGCCATATCAACATCATCAATGTCATTTCCCATTAAGAGGTCTCGGGAAACGCCCCCAACAATATAGATCTCGCCCTCTGGGTATAGAGAACCAATCTTCTCCATTAATTCGAGGGCAACTCGCAATTCTTCAGAAGATGCAATTGCTTTTTCCCATTTTTCGGAAAAGTCATCGACATTATAATTTACATTTTCGACGAAGAAGTTTTTGAATAATTTCATTGTGGTTTATATAGTATAGTATAATTTAATCTCACGACCCCATCTTCCACGAAGTCCAACTTTCTTGCCATACCCTTTGAGAGGTCAAACTCTCGCCCTTTGATATATGGGCCTCGATCTTTCACGATTCCTACGTGTTCTTTTCCATTTTTCGAATTAGTAAACTTGACTTTAGTTCCAAATGGAAGATGTTTATGGGCAATAATATTTGTGTCATTTCCAAATTTAGCCCCACTTGCGGTCACGGTTCCTCCATTACTTCGAACAGAATACCAAGATACTTTTGCTTGTTGGACCTTTACAATTTTTGGCTTTTGAACGTCCTGTCGTTCTTCAAATTTTCCATTAGAAAAGCAGAATATGCCAGCGATAATTAATAGCAGTGTAGTCATAGATTTTATTTAGAAAAAGTGTTAAATATTATTACACAATCCAAGAAAATGGAAAAACAAATAATGGAAAATAGAGAGACCCCCAATACGAGATGGGTTATAAGAATAGGGACATTTACCATGTCAGTTGCAATCATGGTTTCTTCTTGGTTTTTAAACCAAGCCTGGGGCCGAATTGGCACTATTGAAACTTCTGTACATGAATTACAATTAACTGCGGCCTCTACTTCCGGTAATAAGTTTACGAGTGGGGATTGGGTAAAAAGTAAAACTGTTTTAGATACAGAGAGATTGGCCCTAGATCGTAGACTCATAAGAGTAGAAGAAACAATACCTATTATTAAAGAATCCTTGGAGGATATTAAAGACATGTTGAGAACACATTAAAATGAACACATTAAAAATATTGATTGTATGTTTGGGGCTTGTAAGTTGTGCCACGGATGTAACTCCGTCTTTTACAGCGTTACCCCAACCCCCAAAAATTGAAACGGTTGTTCCAAATGTTTTAAAGGTTGATGAAACTGTAGATAAATCAATTGAGAAATCCAAAGAATTGGAAGCCCAACTGAAGACAAACAAGCAAATAATTTTAGAACAAAAGATCGCTCTTGAAAAAGCGTCCAAAGATGTAGAGAAAATAAGAGATAGGATTCTTGCAAATGAGGCAATAACCGAAATCGACGCTCTTAATCTTTTGGATCAATTGGATAAGATTGGAAAACGAAATCTGTTTCTAGAAACACAAAACGAGATCTTAGAGAAAACTAGAGAAGAACAAGCGGTCCTATTGGACGACGCTAAAACTGAACTGGACACTACCTTAATACGAATCATCCAAAAGGAAGAAGAGGCAATGGCTCTGAGAACTCAAAATGAATATTTGAGAACAGTCGCAGAGAAAAAAAGCACAGAAGTCACAGACTTACAAAAACAATTAACTAAGTCTAAGGAGAAAGCAGCGACAGCGGGAGTATATCGAAATTGGATCATTGGGCTCGTATCATTATTTGTATTGTGGACAATTATAAAAAATATATTGATGATGTACAACCCCTTAGCTAGTTTTAGAGTATGAAAAAAAATTCATTAGATAAGCAGACCTTTATGTCTGGAGTGCGGCAAAAATGGTTTGCCATTTTGCTCGCATATAGTTTTATAATTCTCGGAGCTAACATTGTCTATGACGTAGATCCTATACCATTTATGAATTTCGCCTTGGTCGGTGGATCAGTTTTTATTGTAGGGTCTTCCATAGATTCAGCTTTAAAAATCAAAGCGGAAGACAATAAGCAAAATAATAATCCCCCAGCGGAAGATCCCATAGATCCCGATAGTTAAATAGAAGTATATGAAAGACGAAACAGTGAAATATTTACAGCGGGCGATTGAAGTTTACGATGATGGAGATATTGGACCGATCACAAGAAAGGCATTATTTAATAAACTATTAAAGATTGCCAAGAACGAACTGGGAGTTTCCGAAATCGGACACACCAATTCTGGCAAAAGAGTCGAGGAATATCAAGCATCCACATCGTATGATAATACAAACTGGCCATGGTGTGCAGCCTTCATTTGTTTTATCTTCAAGGAAGCAAAAATTTTTACAGAAGACGATAGACCAAAAACACCCGCAGCATATGGATTTGAAGGATGGGCCGATAGTCTTGGTATAAGAGTTATTAGAAATCCCGACACTATTCGAAAAGGAGATATTGTCATATACAGCTTTAGCCATATTGGTATTGCTTCTTCTAAGTCTAGATCGAATAATGCCTTCAAAGCAATCGAAGGTAATACGAATCGTTCTGGTAGTAGAGAAGGGGGAAGTGTTCTTGAGAAGACAAGGCGGGAATCCGTTGTGCGATCTGTTGTTCGTTTTTGAGCTGTGTGACGGGATCGAACCGCCGAAAAGAGATTTGCAGTCCCTTGCATTACCATTCTGCCAACACAGCATTTGGAATTAAAAAGCGTGTTATTACACCAAAGACTCTAAGGGTCTTAATACACATCCAGTTCTTTTTCAGTGTCACTATAGAACTGTTACATCAACTGGGCCAAGACGACCAAATTTTTCTTTGGCTTCGTATCGTTCTTTCTAGGCTTTAATGGTTTATGGGGCTTGTTCATATGTAGAAGATGAGGGATTCGAACCCCCGAGAATAGGGTGTAGACCTATCATGTTACCGTTACATCAATCTTCCTTGTGGCGGAAGTAGTAGGATTCGAACCCACGGGAAGCGTCAACCTCCTTCCGATTTCAAATCGGACGCCTTAAACCGGACTCAGCCATACTTCCTATTATTCATTTAGCTTCTTTTAACATCTGTCTGAGCCATGGTTTCACATGGACCCCTCTCATATCTAAAATCTCTATATACCTTATGAGGAAAGGTTTGTAATTGCTATAAGCATCGATTTCTTCATACAAACATCCAAAGGCTGGTCTCTCTTCCGTATATTCTATTTCCGCATCAATCTCCTTTCGCATTTCTTGACAGTCATTACAGGTTTTGAAAGTTGCCCATCTACCATCCCATAGTCCTGTGAAAACGTGATACACTTCTCTATAGAGAATTGTTCCTCCGCATTCACAACATTTATGGGGTTTCCTTGAAAGTCTCGTTTCGCTTCTACTTACATCAGGCCAGTTATCCATTGTTCGTATATTATATTTCGGTTTTAATCAATTGATTTTCTGTAGAGGGAGAGGTATTCGAAACCTCTCCTGAAGATTCAAAATCTTCCGTGCTAGCCATTACACTACCCCTCAATTAAAGTTGGACTAGACAGGATCGAACTGTCGTAGGAGGAATCACAGTCCTCGGCTTTACCACTAAGCTATAGTCCACATTTCATAAAGTATATATATTTATTTTCGGTCCCTCTGCCCCACACTCACAAGTCAATCTATAACAATATTCCAACCATGAAGAACTATCATCATACAGTTTCATAACGGTCATTAGTCCTCCTTTACAAAATGGACATTTACGTTCCATCTTTTTAAACTTTCTTTTACGATACTCGTCTTCAAGCTTTTGTAGGGAACCCCCTACCCCACCCCGTCTAAGATGTTTAATAGCATTTTTTATACGGAGAGTCGTCATTTCGATAATTGGAATGAATGTCCCATCCTTACATTTCCACATTGTTGCGTAATCATACATAATAAATGCGGAACGTAGGAGAATTGAACTCCTGTAGCCCGCTCGACAGGCGGGTGTAATGACCATTATACTAACGTTCCTTTGTGGAAGTGACAGAACTCGAATCTGCAACTTTTTGCTTGCAAAGCAAATGCTCTACCAATTGAGCTACACCCCCTTATTATTCCCTATCTATTAAAATTAGTTCCATTGTTACTTTTCGTTTCGAATGAAGCTTCCAAATATTATAGTATTGAGATGCGTCTCTGTTAGACGCTATTTCCGATATACGACAAGGTTTTGATTTTCTTAAAATTTCTCCCGTCTTAGTATCACTATATACCCACTGTGCCAATTTATTTTTCATAATCTTTATTTATGTGAGGATGGAGGGACTCGAACCCCCACTCCTTACGGAACCAGATCCTAAATCTGGCGTGGCTACCAATTACACCACATCCCCAATTTCATCTAATATTTTTTGATCTACAATTAACAAAGTACACTCAAAACAATCGCCCTCCAGAATATCATATACGAACTTTGATCTTCTACAAAGGCGTCTAAATGCTAGTAACTTCACCAGAGATTGCAACCCCTCAAAAATTGTGTCACAACGCCAAACACTCACATCAAAGTGATCATTTTTCCACGCTGGATATTTACCATCATGACGACTACTCACTAATGTTCTATCAAAGTAAACACAATAGGGAATCTTAACTGTCCATTTTATCCCCAAGACCCCATCAGTAGATCGGTATTGATGTTCTTTAACATCCAGATCTAAATTGTGTCTCTCTAGAAAATCCGATAAGTTCTCTCTTTTTAATCTTTCAAGGTTGATGATCATAATTTTCCACGATCTCTTTTTTACAACTCTTCAATTGTTCGATTAACTCAGTTACTTGATCTATTGTGCATACTCTAAATTCATAGCTAAAATCATCTGCATTTATGAGCGTGAAGTAGATTCCCTTTTCTACGACATCGCCATCTCGGTCATATCTATCGATTGTAAACATTGTCTTCATACTAACGTCCAGTTATTGTCCTTATCTCGAATAAAATAATCTTTCATTGCTTGGCAGCGAAATGTCTGGAAGGGCTCAAATAATACTGCTATCTGCGTTATGGTGCCATCATGGTTGCCGTAAAATACCACAGCAATATTCCCGTCGATCATTTCAAATGTATACTCCATTAACCCCTCTAAGCTTCGAATTTGTGGTATAAACCTTTTTAAGAAGTTGGGATAATTCTTAAAAAGAATCTCAAATTCTTCTAATCTTGATGCAACATATTCATACTTGTCTTTGTCTAAAGGAGTCACTAATTGTGAAGTGTAATCCAAAATACATTTCCATTTTTCTACTAATGTTTCTTCTTTCATAATGTTGTGTTCTCAACTGGTTAGATCTCCTGATAACAATACCATTGAAGTCCTATCATTGTATCTATTGTATCTTCTCTTGCTCATAAAGCACCTCTACACACCTCCACATGTTAATATCCCACCATTTGTTATAGTATTTTTCAACACGTTCTATCTTTAGTATTTGAGCGTCATCGCTTAGATATTCCGCAGGTGTTATCGCTTTCTGACTGGTCCGTCCCAGACTCATCTCTATGAAATCACCATCTATTTCAAATACATCAGATTTGAAACTATACGTTCCACAACCCCCACTAATATTTTGTGTTCTTTCAACATGTTTAATGTTTGAATGGTCCCCTTTACATATTTCTAAAATTTCTTCTCTTGTCTTCATAATGTTATGTTGAAGGAGCCGTGAGAGGGGATCGAACCCCCAACCCTCTGATTACAAATCAGACGCTCTACCAATTATAGCTATCACGGCAAATGGTACGGGTAGTCAGAATCGAACTGACATCTCAAGTTTGGAAGACTCAAGTATTAACCATTATACGATACCCGCATTGAAAATTTATTATACACCATCATTGCGCGTTGTCAAGCGATTCTCCGAAAAATTCGGGACCTTTAACATCTACATCCAATCGACCAGAATATCTCATCCATAGCATCAGATCAATATCTGCAACTGTCATATGTGGATAGTCTACCTGTGAACGATATAAGAACGTTTTCTCAAGTTTCAAATACTCTTTTTGGTTTGTGGGGGTTTGGGATGGGGCGTCATCATATCCAATCTCCTTGAGATATTTGAGAATATGACAATCTAAAACAGCGCACTTGCAATCTGGTCTGGTATGCAATACAAAGAATCTCGCAGTCTTTGGGCCAATCCCAAAGACACCCATCAGATCATCCAGAGATGCGGTTCTTAGATCGAGTTCCAGAGATTGTAAGATCAATTTAGTCAAGCGACTATACTGACCAATCTTCGCAACAAGGAGAGCATTATGAATCCCAGTTTCTCCAAGTTCTTCTAGATATTCAAATGGGGTCTTACCCTTTCCTTTATAGAGAAGTCTTGCAAGACATTTACTAGCATAGTCACTATTCTTTCCAGCGCAAAATGCACCAAATAACCAGAAGGCTTGAAGTTGCGAATCTGTGCGGGAAAAGTCTGTGATGTTTTTCGGATCAATCGTGTTCATATGATTTATTCGGCTTATCTAAATCGGCCTGTAATCGTTTAATCTTGTCTGTGTCTAATTCATCTTGAGCACATTTTATAAATTCGGGAGATCGTGGACTATTTATAAAGTCCTCCATCATTTTTTTAGATCTTGCTCGGGGTCTATTGTCCATTTACATTTAAGTTTCATAATTTTACATACTCTAGTTCTGTTGTGAATTCAGCATCAAAATCTTCATTTTGGATTATTCTTTTAGCTTTATCATAATTATTTCCCTTTGCAGCTAATTCAAAAAACAATAATGCTTGTCTTATATTCCCCAATTCTTTATATTTTATATAGAAAAGATTAGAGGGGGGAAATTTACTTTTTCTTTTGTTTCTACCTCTAAAGGTGTTCGTTTGTGCGTGACAATTTGGACAGAGAGCTTCTAAATTTTCTCGGGAATCATTTTTACTATTCCCATCTATGTGGTCGATTTCTAAGGGAATTTTAGACCACATCCATTCCGACAATTTACATTTATTGCAATGATAATCTTGATCGAAAATAATTTTAATCCGTTTATAATCCCACGACATATCTTCAAATTTTTTATTTTGTACTTTTTCTTTGAGGGATTTTTTCTTATAAATTCTAGTGTTTGGATACTTTTTACCCAACGCCCCCCAAGTTCCCTCTAGGGCATACTTTTCTTTTAATATTTGAGAATGGGTTTCATAAAATCCAGTTTCGACTCTGGCTAAGTTTGAACATGTAGTCGAACAAAATCTAGTTTTCTTATTTGCCCATTTGGAGGTTATTTCCTTTTCACAATATTCACATTTTTTGTCCATATAATTATTTAGTCATCGAACCGCCAATGTAAACAGTTAAATTAAAATATATTATATTTTTGGTGAAGGCGACAGAACTTGAATCTGTAACTTATTCCTTAAAAGGGAAGTATTCTACCAATTGAATTACGCCTCCATTGTGCTATAATTATATTTCAGTTTTAATTAATTGAATGTCTGGTATGCTAGATTTGAACTAGCGGTCTCCTGAATCCAAATCAGGCGCGATACCAAGCTTCGCCAATACCAGTTATGTTTTTCATATGCTCCCAAAATAGGACTTGAACCTATAACCTAGTGATTAACTGTGATAAAATTGGTGTCTATATCCCCATCGTGTAGATATTCAAATGCGTCCAACAATTCTTTTTTGTCTTCTTCCCTCTCTACGATTATTTTAAATTTGACCCATGGAAAATCTGGTTCGTTTATCATATCTTTTGGGTAGTCGCTGTATTGTTTCATATTTTTATAAGGTTCATAATTTATGGTCTACCGCTAGGAACTCGAATCCTACTGATCTAACTCCCAAAGTTAGCGCCTCACCTGTCAGCCTGCGGAAGATTTTGTTTTACATTAACACACTTTGTTATTAAATAAAATCATGAGTAAAAGTTCAGAAGCAGTTAAAAGATGGAGAAAAAATACTAAAGGGAAGATAATTCAAGGTATGGGCAATGAGTGTCAAATATGTGGATATGCTGAGTGTCCTGACGCTTTAGAACTACACCACTTAGACTCTAATTTGAAAGAACTTAGCTTTGGGGCGGTGACAGCAAATCCTCAAGCATGGGAAAGTAAAATAGTTCCAGAATTAAAAAAATGTATATTATTATGTGCCAATTGCCACAGAGAATATCATGCAGGATATGCTGAAATTCCATGTAGTTTTCAAAGATTTGACGAATCTAAAATATCTATTCAATTTCAATCAGAAATGTATGATCTTTGCCCGGTTTGTGGGGAAAAGAAAGCAAAAATTAATAAATATTGTTCTACTCGATGTAGTAGTAAGATCACTTGTAATGCGGGAAAAACATATGATATTGATGATGATATTTTAATAGAGATGGTGAATAATAAAATGGCCCGAAAAGATATTGCGAAGTATTTTGGGTGTGGTGGCGACGTTATAAGAAGAAGGAAAGATATATTAGGATTAACTAAGAAGAGGAGAAAGAAGGCACACACGCTTGGGGTCGAACCAAGTTCAACGGAGTAACAATCCGCCCGCCCAGCCGGTGGTGCGTTCATGTGTGTTATTTTATATGCCAACCATTAAAGGACTAGTGACCTCACCACTAATCTCCGTCTTCGTCGGATCACGGAATGCCCACTGTTGAATTACTTCTCAGGGAGATCACCGAGCATAGGTTTCATCGGAGTATGTAGATATTCTCGACATATAAAAATTTTTCTTGTTTTTCTTTCATAAAGTGCGGTGAACGGGATTTAAACCCGTGTATCTGAATGTTTATAATTTCGTATGAACTCTTCCTTCTTTGGAAGTTTAGCAATTTTCCAAAGATATGATTGTATCGCATAGACGGCCTGACACAAATCACATTGTGTCCCGTCTTCCAATTCACCATAACAACCATTACAGGAATTATTACCACACTTCACACATTTCAAATATGCTTTTTCACATGTGTTACAATAACCCCAACTTAAGTCAGATTGGATGTAGTTATCAACAAATCTTTCATCTACGTTCAGTATTTCATCAAGGAAATCTCTGGTGTCTTTATCCATACGGTGCGGGGAACGGGAATCGAACCCGTGTATCAGAGATTTAGAGTCCCTTGCTTCACCATTTTTAGCTATCCCCGCATTTCGGTGGCCCCGTGCCACCGTAGGTCGTCCTCACCTTTCAACCTCCAACTTTTTACATTATATCAGAACTGAGCCAATTGTCAATCTCGTCGTCGAAATTAATTTTCTGAAAGGAAAACTTAGTTGCCAGACGCTTGATCTCTTTTACAATTTTGTCCCACTTTCGAATCTCCCAATATGAGAGACTCTTAGTGGGTTTCTCAATTCTTCTATAAGGAACGCCTCTCATAAATCCATATGATAGTTGTATTGCTCTCGCAGCATCCCTAACATTATGGGTTCTATGGTCTCGAAGATTCCAAAATTCTGGATCGCTTAATACGATCTTTCTTTTGGACTTTATCTTAGACTCTTCAAATCTGATAAATCTAGCTTCTTGTGCCAGTTCCTTTATTCTCACTCGCATTCCAGAAAGGAATACATTATCTTTTGCTGATGTTCCGGCATCAGCTACCTACGTGTTTTTCATACAGATTTTTTATATCTCATGGCAGATTTTTTAGGAGTCGAACTATCCAAATTTACCGATATATAATTATCACGTATTTTGGTTACGTCCCAGCCCCAGTTTTTTAAAATTTCCATTGTAATACCAGCATGTATTGAATTATGGGTGTTCTCCACAAGAAATGTGTAATTCAATACATCTACTCCCAAATCTTTAGCAAACATGAATTCCTCGTCATATTTGTGACATCGGCTCGCAACTATCCATAAGTAAAATCGATCATCGGGAGTGTGTAGTGTATAGATATCGTCTCTATAAGTATTTGATACTATGTCTATTTGTTTCTCCTTTGTATCTTTCATACAGAGTATTTTGTCTTTTTACTATCGGCATTCGAGAAGATGATCGTATTTGACGTTTTGGCCTTATTAAAGATTTTCGATTTATGTTTAATATACTTCTTTCCCGTGCCCGGATTCAAGTATGCCACAGTTAGATGTGGTTTATATTCAGGATAATTGTTGGTGAAATCTAATGTCTGTGTGCATTCTTTGTTCCATTTCCTAAGATCCTTAGACTTGACCGTGCATTTTAGAACATCGTAATCATCGGTTTCAAACAATGACAACCCAGTTAGTTCATATTCCATCGGCTCAAATTCTATTTCCTCTTTAACCGCATCTGGATTTTGTTCGTGGATACCATATAGAATCGTGATGTGGAACTCTTTCTCTAAACCAGATCCGTCCTCATCATATAAGTCCTCTTTGTCAATCTCGGATTGAATCGCTTTGATATCTTTCCCAAGATCCTTACAGTCTAACATCAGACACGAATAAGATCTCTTCTTCGAGTTCTCCAAGAGCATTTGAAAGTATTCCAAAAATGGTTTCATATTCTTTATTTAATGGTGCGAGCCAAGAGATTCGAACTCTTTGAGCCCGAAGGCAGTAGGGTTACAGCCTACCCCACTACACCGTCAGTGGAGGACTCGCATTCTTTTTCAATAAATTGTATTAATTCTTTTCTCGAAAACCATAAGTATTGTTCCGAGATCCCAAACAAGGCACATAATTTAACGCCCTCAATTTTGGAATGGATGTCTGGGTCTTTGTTCCGTAGAGCGTTGAAATCATTTATGAGAAACTTGGCATATTTGGAACAATTGACGGTGATTGGCATCTTCGCGGAGATGTCTTCAAAGAAGATGCCAATCTTAAACTCCTTTTCATCTCTGAAGGACGCGATGATTGTCATATCATCATAGATTGATTTAATCTTATCTTTCATCTCCTGATCCTGCGATCACATCACGTTCTTTTCGACTATTGAGTTTATCAATATTCATTTGGCAGATTTCCTCTAGCGTATATCCAAGATCATTTGCCAATGCCGCGCAATACCAAAGACAATCTCCGGTTTCTTTTGCAAGTTCTTTTTTCTTTTCGTCTGTATAGACGCCCTCATTATCGCGCATTACTTTTTTTACTTTACCCGCGACTTCTCCTGCTTCTGATGCAAGCCCTAAAGTTGGGTAAGTGATCTTGTTTCCTGCGTCATAAACCGCCGTAGCGATTGCCATCTTTTGGTATGTGTTTACTGTCATTTTTTGTTTATTGTTTCGAAAAGTTCATCAACTTCTCCATGACGAGAAGGATCTAATTTTGATTTTACCATATTTATTATCTTTGTTCTGATTTCTTTATTGTTGAATTTTTGTTTAAGAGGGTTTTCTAATTCTAGAACGTCGCCAATTAAATCTTCATCACCATCCACAATATAACATTTTGGTTGAAATGTATATGCATCTACGCATTTTATTAATTTTAGCTTCATGATTCTTTATAAAAATTGTCTAAGAGTGTGTCTACTTCTGATTCCAAGGTTGGATCAGCCAACTCATATTTCACAGCCGCCTTAACTTCTTCGATTGCTTCTTCGCGTGTCATCTTAACAGAAACCATGATATTGTCAACCACGTCTGATTCAAATCTCGCGAATTGCTGTCCATCTTTTCGAAAGACAATTCGAAATCTTTCGAATGTCCCTTCAATTAATTCTTTTTCTATAGTAATCATCTTTTTTACATAAAATTTCTACAAATTCTCCAAATTGGAATTGAATTGCCTTTTTTAATGCATCCTCCAGTCTGTCATTTTTCTTCTATAATAGCTTTACAAGCATCCCGTAAGTCAATTGTTGTCTGATTGCAGAGGGAACCAGAATCTATTGTATCGTCTGTAAGCATTTTTAATGCTTTTTTTAGGAGCATATTTTCTCCCTTAAAATATATTGTATTATTCATAGTGTTAATTGAAAATGTATGTGCATTTAAATCTCAGAGGGTGGTCGGTCTTTGCAATTCTTCTCGATTTGATCAGGCAAGACCCAAATCCGATTATATATTTAAAAATAAAATCAGAACATTGCATCGGGAGTTCCTCTTCTAAAATTTGAAAAGTGTGTGTGAATGTTTTCATGTGTTTAATGTTGCGGGGATGGGATTTGAACCCACATGCCTGACGTTATGAGCGTCCCTACTTACCAGTCGTAATCACCCCGCGATTATATGTACACCTACGGGGACTTGAACCCACGATCTGATGGTTGAAAACCATCTGTCCTTACCTTTAGACGATAAGTGCTTTCACCCGTATTATACACGGGTTTTAATCAATGTCAATATTTTTATTAATCTTTCATCACAATTCAAGTTTTTCTGGCAAACTTCGTTTCACCATCTCAAAGTTAAAGGCTCCGTTTTATTGGAGCCTTAATCTTATTTCGGTTTTAATCAAACAAAATCGCTCCGTCAACATTCCATCTCTGGATTGCAGGCATCATAGAGTCCGTGCTGTTTTGTGAAGTACATTTTGTAAAGTTATTTAGCCTTTAAGTGTTTCTTTTTTGTCTTCGTTGAGAATTTCTCTGTCTTCATCAGAGAAGGTAGCCATTGCAGTATACTCTTCTACAGTGCTTGCGCATCTCATACCGGTAAGTTTATTGGATTGTAGACCGACTGTAGCACTATACTTATCAGTGGAATACGTTGAGGTGCTATCCGGGGAGAATCCCCAGGTCTGGGCTTCATTCACTGCCTCTAAGGTAGCCCCAAGGAACATAAACTGCCAAGCATATTTTTCGGTTTGCTCGGTGATCATTTTCTTAATGGCATCCTTGGTAAACTCTTTGGACGCATTCTCTTGCCCGTCGGTTTGTACCATCATAATCACTTTATCGGGACGATCCTTCTTCTTAAGTTTCGCAAGTTCTTCTCCAACAGTGGAGATTGTCTTACCAATAGCATCCAAAAGCGCAGTCATTCCTCTGGGAGATACTCTTAGTTCTTCGTCAACCTCTTGAATATCCGTGAAGTCTTCAAGTAATTCATAATCAGTATCAAAAGCCGCGACAGTAAAAGTACATTTACCATCTAATGCTTTGTTGTCTTTTATTAATTGTTTATATCCGCCAACAACGTCCTTCCAACCAGTGAACATTGAGCCGCTTCTGTCTATTACCATCGCTATGTGTGTATAATCATTCATGTCAAATGGATTATAACACCGAACTTGGCGTTGTCAAGCTTCAATCGTCAGAAAATTTTTCATCCGTGAATTCCCCGTATTGTGCTAAAATTGGTTGAATTCTTTGTGCTAGATCTTCCAAATCTTTAATTGGATTCATGTCCACACCCTCGGCAGAAATATTTATTTTTTGTCTTGTTTGATTATAATAATTAATAACACCCTGTAGACAATATTCAATAACGGATGTGGCATCTTCTACTCTACGTTCAGCCTCTCGCATCATTTGGGATTTTGGAGGACCAGATTTATTTAATTGAATATCTTCGTATAGTTCTTGTATTTTTGTCAGGTTCATAATTTTGAAGCGTTATTTTTTGTCAATTCCGAGAATTTCATCTCTATTCACTGTATGGTACCGAGTTGCCCCATGACCACACCTCTGTAAAGTGTACCGTTGATTTTAAACCTTAAGGTATCCCCATATGTTATACCTTTAGATTTTTTGGGTTCTTCTTTAAAATTATACTCTTGTATAGTATTAGGAGTTTGATACATACCATCGTACAATAAATTTAGGTTATCAATGTCATTCATAATTTTGAAATATTATTTTTTAAAGATTTGAGGGCGAATAAGGCAGAGCTATCAGAATCTGACAATTTCTGGATCTCATAATCAATCAATTTCAAAACAGAATTAGATGGCACTGTAGAGACCTCCTCTTGCTCGTAGGGCATCTGGTTGGAGTTTGCGCCACTGATGTTGTAAGTGGAGTCCTGCGGCGCTCCAAAGGGCTGTGCGCGACGCATACGGATGCTGTCCTTTGTTTCTGATGCTGTTGGAACCCCTTGGACTGTGGGGGCATTATACCTACCCGGATTCCATCCCTCATAAAGTTCTCCAAGTTCTTGTATCCACATATTACTATTTAGCATCTATTTATTCATTCTGTCTATTTTTACGGGGCTATTGTAAATGATTTTCAAAAACCTAAATAGTAACTCAGGTGATTGACTTTTCCCGTTTCTATGGTTTAATTGAGGATGCCGATTGCTGAAAACTTAAAATTTATGACTATTAATGAGTATAATTCCACCTATTGTTTTTCTGACATTTTAACCCAAGACTTCCTAATCCCATATATGATACAACACCCCAAGTGGGGATATAATGGATTAGGATTTATTGTGTACAAACGAACGTATGCCAGAGAGATCGTAAAAGGAGAAGTGGTGGAGGAGTGGTGGCAGACAGTTGCTCGATGTGTAAATGGAGCGCAAAAAATTGGAGCCGACTATACGAAGGTGGAAGCAGAGAGGCTGTTCCACTTGGTCTTCAATCTGAAGTGTAATTTCGCGGGAAGGATGTTGTGGCAATTGGGGACATCTACTGTTGATCGTTTTGGACTTGCGAGTTTGGTAAATTGCTGGTTCATCGCAATGAGAGAACCGGAAGATTTCTGTTTCTTATTTGAACACTTGATGTTGGGCGGCGGCGTTGGGTTCTCTGTAAAGCGAGAAGACATACACGAACTTCCCCGAACTAAAAAAGATGTGGAAATTACACATTTTGATACCAAGGATGCAGATTTCATTGTGCCCGATACCAGACAGGGGTGGGTCGAACTTTTGAGAAAAGTATTACAAGCATTTTTTACGGATGGTAAGTCATTTACATATTCGACAATCTTAGTAAGAGGCGCAGGGGAACCAATTAATGGATTTGGGGGAACGGCTTCCGGTCCTCCAATTTTGATTGAAGGCATTGAAGGTATTGTGCAGGTCCTTCAAAAGAGGGAAGGTAAGAAATTGAGATCTGTGGATGTTCTCGATATTAATAATATTATTGGGTCTGTCGTTGTCGCAGGAAATATTCGAAGATCTGCGGAAGTCGCAATTGGAGATCCTGATGATTTTCTATTCCTTCGTGCTAAAAATTGGACCGATGGAGATATTCCGAATTGGAGATCTATGTCGAATAATAGTATCTATGCTGATACATATAAACATATCAGTGAGGAGATTTGGAATAATGGTTATATCGTAGACAAGAAAACAGACAAGGCTAAGGGCGAACCCTATGGATTTATCAATCTTCCCCTTTGCAAGAAGTATGGAAGACTTGGGGAAGAACGGGTAGACAATTGTGAGGGTGGAAATCCATGCATGGAAGTCACATTGGCGGATGGAGAAGCATGTAACTTGGCAGAACTATATCTGAATAATATTAGCTCAAAGGGGGAATTATTGGAATGTGCCAGGTTGTTATACAAAACCCAGAAAGCCGTTTGGGAATTACCCGCCCTATATGAAAAGACCGAAAAAATTGGTAAAAAGAATCGTAGGATCGGTCTTGGGGTGACTGGGGTGTGCCAATCTTTAGATAAATTAGATTGGCTCGATGAGTGCTATTCAAAACTTAGAGAATACGATAAAGAATGGTCGGCCCAAAAGGGATGGCCAGAAAGCATTAAATTAACTACAGTCAAACCAAGCGGGACTTTATCCTTATTAGGGGGGGCAACTCCCGGTGTGCATCCTGCATATTCTCAATATTATATTCGTCGCATTCGAATGAGGTCAAATGATACTTTGGTGAAGGTGTGTAGAGACGTTGGGTATAAGACGGAATATGTTCGCAAGCTTGATGGGACGGAGGATTATTCAACTATTAGTGTTGAGTTCCCTTGTGATGCAGGATCAGATGTGATTACTGTAAAGGACATGACGGCAGTTTCCCAATTGGAACTCGTCAAGAAACTTCAAACCGTTTGGTCTGATAATTCGGTATCTGTTACTGTTTATTATTACCCGGAAGAATTGGAAGAGATCAAGGAGTGGCTCAAGGAGAATTATAAATCGTCCTCGAAAACTCTGAGTTTTCTTCTGCATTCGAAACATGGTTTTCATCAAGCACCATACGAAGAGATCGACGAAAAGACATACCAAAAATTAATTAAAAAAATCAAACCCATTAACGGGAATGCTACATTCACACCGGAGATGCTTGATGGTCTAGAATGTGAAGGTGGTGCATGTCCCTTAAGATAACTTTATGTATAACTGGAAAAAAACAAGAAAGAGATGTTCGGAAGAGTCCGATGAGCCGCAAGAAGCACCACAAATTCAACCTCTACTCATTAATATGGGGGGTGATAATCAACCCGCATCCGCAGATATACGAGTAGTTGAAAATAAAATATTCTTCTATGGTGATGTAGACACAGGATCGATGTTGGAACTCAATAGACTACTGGTGAAAGTAGATATCAAATTACAGAATACTCGAAACATTCTGGGAGATGATTATGATCCAACCATCCATTTACATGTCAGCACATATGGAGGACTTATATATGAAGCTCTAGCATGTGTGGATACAATTAGAAATCTAAAAACTAAGGTCTACACGTATGCAGATGGAAATGTCGCATCCGCTGGAACTTTAATCACCGCCGTTGGAAAGAAAAGGTTTGTGGGCTATCACGCACACATGCTGATCCACCAATTGAGTTCATTTATGGGAGGCAAGTTTGTTGAGATAGAAGATGACTACCAAAATCTTGATAGGCTGATGAAAACCCTCAAGGAATTCTACAAGAAGTATACCAAGATTCCAATGAAGAAGTTAGACGAGATCCTAAAGCACGACCTCTGGCTCAATGCAGATGAATGTGTTCAATATGGATTAGTTGACGAGATTCGTTAAATCTGATACTCAAGGGGATATTTACGTTCGTGCTTTTGTGGCAATGCTTGGGAAATGTTATTATGAACATTAATTTTCTCGCTTGCCGCAAGATTGCGAACGTCTTTGTTTCCTTTAGTGAGTCTCGTTGCAATTCCATTGTGGTGGTGGGAATGCGGATAATTCAGAATTAGATCGTCTGATGCCAGAGCATACACGGGATAAAACTTCCCCCCGATCTGGCATTCACCAATCACCAAGGTCCGAGGAGTGTCTGTGGCGAACTTACCCAAAACAATCGTATCCTCTGTCTGGTGGACTTCCAGAGGCGCTGTGATGTGCTGCACGTATAATTCACCCTCAATGGACGCACCACCCCCAACAATCAGATTATTTTTAACGCCGAGAGAGGACTCTGCATATATCTGACGATTAGATCTGAATGTTATGGTCTTTAGGCTCTGAAATTCAACTGAACTCTCAGATGCAATTTGGATACCGTGGGAGGCATTTAGATTGATTGCCTTGAACCCACCCTTTAGAATCGTCCCCCCAAGTTCCATGGTCCCCGTGGTCTTGAGTTGTATTCCGCCCGATCCTACAGTCCGGGAATATCGATTACTTACAACTTTATCATCACTCCCTCCGGGGAAGTTTGTGCTATTGTCTATTTCTTCGATGTGTGGAATAGCATCATGATTTTTATACGTCCCGACTTCAGATACCAACATTTCAAATGGCTGAGATCTGCCCTCTGGGTCTATTTTAATGGATGGATAATCATTGAAGACCAGTCCAATTTGTTCAAATTTATCTCTCTTAATGATGGAGATCTCATCACCACCATTCCCCATCTGTTGCTCAATAGCATTTAATTCTTCTTGCTTTGCTAATAATATCTCATCAATAGATTGAGCTTCTTCATTTGGAGTCCAAGTTCCTTGTTCTGTAGCAGCATTTAGAGTGGGTCCATATTTTAAGACTCCCGGTGCATTTGATCCAGTTTCTCCTGCTGATTGTTTAATATCTTGTTCTCTAAGATATCGTTCTGTGGCGACCGTTGATTTACCTCTATCGGGAACGTTTACATAAGATGTAACTTCGTCGGTTCCTTTTGTTCTCTTGGGAGTTCCATTATATCCATTAAAATCATTTTCAACAGTATATACTTTTTGATTCGCTATGACTGGATTATCTGATCTGGTTCCCTCCAGAGGTGTCTCTTTTCCATTTGGAAATCCATCCCCCCCTCTATTGAGTTTAAATAGAGAATTGGACAAGGCCACAGATTCATAAGTGTCCTTCCAGAGATTTGCCATATCTATTTGGCTTTGCCCAAGAAATCCCTTAAAAATGTAAGAGTTTTCTCCCACTCTCTGGGTATGGTTCTTTCTAACGAATGTGGTCTTGTCATTCCCCGCTGTTTCAAATACATCATGGACTACATTCGTCTGTTTGTTATTTGTTGCCAGTTCAGAATTAGTGACATTGGTAAGAGAAATATTAGAACCACTTCTTTGGGATAATTTGACTTTCTCCTGTTCTGTGGAGTTATCAATATCAATTGATCCTCCTCTTTGGTTTATGATAGTTTTATTACGATAGAATGACATATATTTTAATTTTCAAAGTCTGTGGGGTATTTTGGCCCAATTTTCTTCTCATTGTCCGTGTCGTCCAGTATTGTCAGACTCCGGAAGTCGTGCATGACACCGAAATAAACGGGGAAATTTAAGTCTCCTTCATAATGGAACACCCAAACCTTTGATCCAACCTCTGGGACACCATAGACGCCCTTGGACATATTGACATGGTTGGATGGGCGATAGGAGAACGCATAGGGATTACACTTCACAGAGAAATTATCCAGAGGTTGTCCAAAGGCATCTCCCAGAACGGTTCCTTCATTTTCATATAGGAATGATGGTGAGAATGATCCTTCTTGTAATGTTGGGGGTGTCTTATCATTTGTTTGAAAACCATCCACATAATTACAATCTGAGATTGTTGAGATTTCCCCATCCTTGAAGAATCGGAAGTTTCCGGACTCACCAAAAAGAGGAGAACACTGTTCTGCCCATGGAATCATCTTACAAATCTCATCAAACAATTTTACATCTTCAAATGTCCCTGTAGTGTCGTCGGGAGTTGGATTTGTATTCGATCCCGGCGATTTTAAAGTCCACTGATCGAAATCTTTAATCCAATCATCGTATGGTTGGTTTGTGAGTTCCGGAATATACACCTTGACTCTATGTAATTTATTTGGATCATTGTTCTTAACGACAATTCCCCGGTAGAATGAATTGTCCACCCGTTGGTGTTCTTGTCCTGATCCTGATCCTCTAATAAACATTAAAATTATTTAATCTCTCAACAAAGAAATCAACCTCCATTCTTGGAGGTTGATTTTTCATGAACAACAAAACGACGTTACATAGAAAAATTAAATGTATCCAAGGTGCCATAATCTCCTTTGATTTGGATTCGACACTTGAGTAGTGATAGAGATCGAAGAAGAGGGAACTGTAGCCACAGAAGAAAGATATGTGAAGACATTATAATTTCTGAGATTATTAACAGGAACTTGGACAACTGCGAACTCTGAGTTTTGCATTTGGGATGGGATTGTGAATACCGATCCCTTTATTGTAACATTTGTAACTGAATACGCATTTAGTTTAAAGGAAGATAAGAGATTGCTGGCAACGGACACAGAAATTGGATTGAATGTAATACCCGCATCATAAGTAGAAAGAGAAACAACTACAACGTTTTGTTCTCTAAATACAACAGAATCACCGGAAAGAAAGCTTACTGCGGTTCCAGACAGGGAAGTTCCAATGAGAGGGGGATTCCCGGTTTTTTGTGCCGAAAGGAGAATAGTATCGAATGTATATGGCATATTAGTATTTAGTAAATGAGTTTGATAATTTCAGAGTTGGCCATATACTTATTTACCATACGCGCCAAAGATGTCAATGAAAATATAAAAGGAAGAACCGGAGGATCTTCGGTTCCCCCGGTTCTAAATTGTTCTAATTGGTTGATTTACAACGAGTTACAGATCAGAGATATACACTAACCGAACCAGGTGTAAATGCCGCACCAAGACCTTTTACGATAATTAAATGGTAATAAAGATTTGCACCGAAAATATTGTTCACGATACCATAACGGGTCATAAGACCAACGCGAGGTGTGAAGTTGACCGGATCGATAGCGCGTTGCACCATGATCGGAATATACGGACAATAGATAATACCTGTATCATAATATTCAGAACCTTTGAATCCCATAAGCGCATATTCAACAGGCTCCGTTTTTGTCGAAGCATAGTGATTAGGCGAATAGTTTGAGTTCTGAACTTCAGTTCTGGTGTCACGGTAAACCGTGAAGCGAGCGCCTACAGTTCCTACCTTCGATACACCAACAGATGCGGTCGAGACCGTTCCATTGATTTCGAAAACTTTGAAGTCGGGAAGCATTTCGAGGATGGTGCAAACACGCGGAGTGGCGATAATAAAATTAGCGGCACCTCTACGGTTACGAGCGGCCATACGACCTGATTCGACTAGAAGTTTTTGGTAGAAAGTAATATTGCGTTCCGCAGTCCAACGACCATCAGCACTAACAGGACTCCATAAGGAGAAACCTGGCCCTATACCCGCATTGAATGCAACTTGGATCATTCTGATCACAACCTCGCGGTCGATTTCAGCTTGGATCTCGTAAGACATTGAGTTAGTAAGCTCGCCATCGATGTCGATGCCTTGCATATTCTTAATATCTTGTTCCATTTCAATACTCCATCTTGTGGCGATTCTGCGTGTTCCAGCTTCGACAGAAGTTTTTTCAAACTTCATTTCGATTTGCGGGAACCTACCGGTATTTTCGTAGTTAGCAAGAAGGGTGGCTACGCCGCGATCTTCTTCTGCGAAATCCCAATGTTCGGAATTACCATACAAGCTCACAGACGATGCACCAGTAAACCGAGTATCAAGTAATTGATATCCCAATTCAGTGGAGAGCGCAGCAGCAGTAGTGGGCCCACTTCCAGAATACTTGGCTTTGCCATTTGGATTCCAAGTCGGGCCGGTTGTGCCTACAGTATAATCGCCAACGTGATCTGTTTCGTTCAATAGGGTTTCGTTTTGGTAATGATAACGCAGAGCGAAAGCAAGACCAACAGGTCCACCCATAGGTTGAACACCACAGATTTCGTTTGTGATGAGTTCAGGGAAAGTACGTCTAATCATAGGAATCAGGATCTTAGGAAGGCGAGAGTCGCCAGCAGCATAGTTGTCACCTTGGGAAATCCCTTGTGGCGAACCTGTGTTCGACGCAAAAGTACCAAAGAGACCACCAGACGAAGCAGCATTTCCAGCTTCTTCCAAACACCATTTCTCTTGATTTTCCAAAAGCATCGCAGTAGTGCGGTAAACGTGTTCGTTTTGGATTTCTGCAACATCTTTCGACGTGTAGTCCAAAATTCCCTTCCATTTATTCACAATAGCATTGACCTTATTTGGATCATTATTTTGAGGAGTTTTCATATATGATAGTTTTTCTTTCTATATTTGTTTCAGGCTACTAGAGCCTCATTGTTCTTGGTGAAATCTATTTTACCGGGTGCCTTTTGCTTTTTTAAGAGCGTCAAGATACATGGCAGTATGATCGTCAGTATCTTTATTTACCTTCTCCGTAACAACTTTTTGGTTTGGTACGACATCTGGCTTAACTTTACGACTATTTAGAGCGTCTTCTTTGAGAACTTCCAACTTGGTCTTCTCTTGCTTATCGAAGAGGCGAAGAGTGTAGTCGAAGTTTTCTTCGATGAATTGTAGTGATTTGTCTCCAAGAGCTTTCTTGAGGAACTTACGTCTGGCCTCAGACAACTTGGAAGTCTTATTTTCCAGAACCATCGAAATTTCAGTCTTCTGGTTTTCTTCATATAGAAGTTTGAATTGCTTCTTAAGTACGGTGTTCTCTTTCTTGAGAGAGGTGATAGTGTTATTGCCATCGACAACCGCAGATTGGATTGACCCATTGATAAGAGCAGAATCTACGGCCAAGACTTGTCTCAGATTTTCAAGAACTTTAAAGGCACTCTTATTCTTAACGGCTTGGGCAATATCATCTTTGTCAACGGACTCAACTAGATACTCATCGAGATAAGCGCTTACCGAATTGACCATTTGCTTTTTGAACTTATCAGCATCCGAAACATTTGCGCGTTCATATAGGCGGACAAGTTTAATCAATTGGGAAGTATTTTTCTTATCAATTGCTTCCACTAATTGCTTCAGCTTCCCAGTTCTATCTTTATCTAGAGTGGTTAGCAATGTTCCCAATTTGGTAGCATATAGTTCATCTTGTTCCAGTAAAGCGGCTTCAAGAGTCAAATCTACTTTTTCAGTAAATGCGGTTTCGATTGCGTCGAGAGTTTCTTCAGTTAGAAGATTTTGAACTTCTTCGGAAAACAGATTTTTTAGATTTTTCTTCATGATTTTAGAATAATGGTGTTGTAAGTTCTTGTTCAATCTTTGCTTGAAGTTTGGACTCAACCGCGCTATGTAAATATTTATCCGCAGAGGCGTAGTTTTTTAATAAAAGACACTCTATAAACTTAGAAATATCAGTGTTCTCTTTTACTTCATCTTTTCTATCGTAAGCTCCCTTTCCTTTTTTGGGCTTTTCTGATTTTGTGGGTGGTGCCCAATGCTTTCTCCCCTTGCTTTTTGGTCCAGCACATTCAAATTTACCGTCTTTTTTGATCTTCTTGGCAACAGACTGCTCATCTTCTTCCCCCTCCGAAGGTTCATCTTCTTCTTCCCCATCGGGTAGATCAGTATTTTCCTCCGAACTTTCATCCTTTTCTTTCTTGGTGCCTTTTTTCGGCCCGAAGAATTTTTTTTGTTTGTCTGTTAGCTTTGCCATAATAGTATTTATCCTAACTTGTTAATAAAAAGGATAACCTGTTCCCTTAAAAATTGATTTACGTCTTTCTTTGGAAGTTTAGATATAGTTTTCTCGAAATTGTCATATAATTCTTCGTATTCGCCATTACCATCAAGAACATATGTCTTAGATTCAAGGATACCATTAACGAAAGCTTTTGGATAACTGGGATCTGCGACGGTATCAATGGCAACCAGATACATATTCTCCACTAAGTTATAGTCGTTCTGTTCTTTTAATGATCCCAATGCTCTAGTTGACATACCAACTTTAACCCCATCATTTATCAATGCTCTTAGGATTTGCCCAGATGGTGTCGATAAGATTTTACTCTTACCATAGAAAAAATTATTGTCTTCTTTTAGTTCTACAATAAGATGACACGCCCGTTCCAAATTAACATCGGGACTAGATGGGTGGTTCAATTCTCCCATTGCCCGACCCGGAACGACCATCTCTTTAATGTATCGAGAGACATCCTTTCGGGTATTTTCCATATCATAATATCTCCCATTTTTATTCCTCTCATTGCAACCAATATATGGCCCCTTAACATAAAGTGTGCTTTGGTTTTTGAGATTAGACTGTTCTTCAATAATTTCAAAACTATCAAAATTATCAGGGTTCTCGGAAATTAACTTTAGTTTAAGCGCCATATGTATATTTATACAATCAAACTATAATTTTAAGGGAACTGCTTCGAATCCGTTCTTTTCTGTGAACCCCAGAACCAAAAACTCTAGCTTGTTATTCTTACAAAACTCAATAGCAGATTTCCACTTACAAGTATTTGTAATATACGTCACTTGCTCATATAATAATGTGGCCTTTCTCTTTCCCTTTTTCTTTTGAGGTTCTATAGTATCTTTGAGGGGTTTGATTTCTATCAAATATTTTTTAGTGGTAGTCCCTTCTTGGATCTCCACATAATTGTCCACATAATATTTTCGCATTTTCTTCGTAACTGTGTCGTAATAAGGAACAATAATATCCTCCGAACTCCATTTGAGCACTTTCTCATTGAGATCGCAGAAGGCAAAGAATCTCTTTTCAATAGAACTCCGGAAGATTGGCGCTTCTCGTCCAATGTATTTATCCGGATATTTTGGAATATAATATCCTTGATGAAATCTCGGGTTTTTTTTGAGTCCTAATCCCATCTTACTCTATACTAACCGTAATACTATCTTCGAGGTTTGCTTCCATCATTTGCTTTGTCGCATTAAGAGTAGCCATGGTTTCTCTATCTAATTTTCTTTTAATTGGATTTGTTATTTCGATCTTTAGAATTCGGAAGGCCCATCGAGTCAAAAACTCATCTATTGTCACGGGATTCGGAATATTGGTAATTTCTTCTCCCCCCATTTCGTCGCCTGTGACGAACATCGTCCAACCTAATTCTGTAGCTAAAAGTAATAGATTTTCGTCCGTGTCTGTGTATGTTACTGTTACTGTTTTCATATTTTTATTCGTAAATTATTGTAAAGTCTCCTTCAGCACTCGTAGTAATGGTCAACCCATTTGAAAATGGACAATTATAAGCTATAACAAATGGAGACAAGACTTTTGTTTCAACTCTGAATAGTGCAATTGTCGGAGCCACTGCCGTAGTATTATCATAAATGGATAGGGTACAATCAGCTTCTGGATTATTAATAACAACACTATGTAATATTCCTGCCCCATATTTGAGATTATATGTGGTGGTTCCCGCAGTTGATGGGAGATGGGCATATGTTGGATTTGTTTTTAACTCTCTTTATCTTGCGATATAAGTTCCATCACATTCAAGTTCAATGTCAGTTATCCCTGATGTCTTAACATTCTCCATGGTTATTGGGAGAGTCTGAGTATCTGACAAATGGGGTGTTTTTTCCGAGTGTAATCTAATATCATCCACATACCATACTGCCGCAAGGGGAGTATATTCAATTCCAAATTTATAATGAGTTCCCGGAACGGGCATCCAAGAGTTTCCTAGATTTCCATTGAAAGCTCCTGAATTGATAAGAGCATCCACAGAGGCTTTTCGAGTTCCCAAATTAAATTGTGCTCCGCTTAATTGGATGAAATATCCATTGTCCGTATCGTATGCTCCAATTTGTCTTATGTTGCCAACAGTTCCAACGGTTTCAAAATTGGTTGACGCATTGAAAATCATCGCAGAACCCGGAACAAATCTACCTCTTCGAACACTAACATATGATGCGGAACCCGCAGGTGCTGCAGTTGTGGTTATATGAACAGCACCACCTGATTGAGTTATGGTTCCATCTGCTACTGACGAAGTCCAGAAATTGGTATCTAATGTAGTATTATCAAACGCAGTTCCCACCAACCTGTTGACAGTGCTCACATTTAATTCACTTGTTGGATTTACCCATACATGTCTTCCAGTATTTTCATCTCCTCTTATTGATGTGACAACTTGTAGGTTGCCATAGTTGCTTAATGTTCTCGGTAGGGGGTCAGCAATTGGGCAGAGAACCCCCTGTAATCTAAACTCAGTTGTTGGAATAATCCCAACATTTGTGACCCGTATTCTCCAATATGAATTTAGGGCTTGGATGGTTCCCCCTGTTCCTCCCTTAGCATAATAATAATTAACGGAATCAGAGATGTCCCAAGTGCCATCAAGACCATCTGGAGATTGTTCAATATATATCAAACAGTTTTGAGTAGTCTTTAAGGACCATTGTAATCCAACAACCCCCAATGTAGATGATGCTGTTCCCACAAAAGATGATAAAGAATCAAGGTTAGTGGTAGACGAGTTATTTGGATCGTCCTGTACGTTCTGTGTGATTGAGATGTCTTCGAAGCGGCTCATATTTTATTATAATGTTATTTAATGTTTAAAACCATCCATCAGTGGTTTCGTATACCAACACAATTACTGTGCCAGCATTGGCGGTTTTTGATGCGTTCGCACCAGTTAATAATTCAGTGCCATTTGGGGCGATGGTTAGTGTCCCTGTTCCACTGTTAATAATGCGGAAGGTCTGTCCATCAACACCAGCGGGTAGAGTTACAGTGAAGTCTCCTGCGGTAGTATTACAGTAGATATTATCATCTGATGTGAGGATTGAGTAAGTTGTAGTAACTCTTGTGGTGGCGCGGATACGACCGGCGGTGGATGATAAGGTTCCGCTGGCGAGAATATCAACAGAATAAATTTTTCTCCAATGTCTATTGGATAACCCTAGATCCTTTGCGTTATGGGTTGATGGGTAAAGGTCTACGTGTGAATAATTTCCAGACCCTCCCCCAACTGTAAATTGATCGACTCCTGCTTTCTTTACTATAGTAGCGAATGGAACATTTATTATCGAGTTCGCTGCTGCTTTAAACTCTATTGATAAATCCGCTCCGTTTGAAAAAGTAAATTCTGCTCCAGAACCAACAGCGTCAACCGACACACCACCAGTGGAATTAACTGTAGTTGACATGTAATTCGTGGCGTCATATCCGAGACGTAATTGTTCGGTGGTGGATTCGGCATGGAGTTGAGCGAATGGGATAATTGTCCCAACGCCAACCTTTCCACCTCCACCAAGAGCAAGGATTTGGTTGGCGGGAGTCGCATCAAATTTACCATAAATTAAAGCAGATGTTCTTCCGAGAGCTTCGGAGGTTCTGTCACCATAGCTGTCTATGATTAAAGTGTCGCTACCTGTTTCGTCATAACCAGCATTATACCCCAAGAATACATTATTACTACCAGCTAAATATCTGCCTGCGAATCTCCCTAAAAGAGTGTTGTTTGATAAAGCTCCCACAATATGACTGTATCCTGCACCACTACCAATCATTGTATTGTTACCACCAGTATTTGTATTACCTTCGCCATAACCAGCGTATGAACCAAAAAAGGCGTTGTAGCTACCTGTACTCCTGTACCCAGCTATACTTCCGAAGAATACATTGTTAATGCTTGTGGTAATATTATAACCAGCAGATGTCCCCAAAGCAGTATTGCTATGTCCCGTAGTTAATGAATATAGTGCCCTTTTACCAATAATTGTGTTTGAATGACCACCACTATCCGCTACCAATGGGGAGGCCTCTTGACCAAATATAGTATTAAACTCCCCCAAGAACATTGCAGTCGCACCATCTATTAGTATTTGACTGTTTGTTGTATTAGGTGTTCTGAATTTGTTATCTGCTCCGAGGCTTGCGTCTGCAATATTATCAGTGTATTCCGTTGTAGTGTTATCTGCAATAGTAGCTAACAAGTAAAAGAATTTAAATGCCTGTCCTGCCTGACTCCTATATAGTTTTCTTCCTGTAACTCTATAATCTGTTGATACTGGGAAAGTAACAGTAACTTGTTTGTGGGTTGCGTCAGTTGTGACCAATGAAGCTGCCCCTCTTTTCATTTCGGTTTCACCTAACGCAGTTGTATAGGTATATCCATAATAGTGCGTGCCTTCATCGACATTCCCTGTATCTGTAATCAGAGCAGTTGTTAAGTAATCGTCCACCGCAACAAACGATAGGTTTATACCGACATCACTTTGGATATAATTAGCAGCCGTCGTTCCTGCTACGTGCAATGATGTCGCTGGTACAATTGTCCCAATCCCCACATACCCATTCGTAGTATCAACAGTCACAACGTCAGTTATGCCATCGGCCTTAAGGATTTGGAGAGCCGATAATGAATCAGACGGCGGATAAATCTTAGATGTGATTATTTCATTGGCAGTGATATTCCCATCCGTCGTAATATCTCCGGTAGTTGATAAATTATCTACCGTAACATCTCCTGTTACGACGCCCCCAGATAATGGTAGATATGTTGATGGGATTGTAATACCTATGAATGTATCAATTTCAGCATGGGTATTTGTTCCTATATCTGATAGACTTGTATGAGATTTGGTTGTCAGGTCTGCGATATCAGAAGTCGTCTTATCAACTTCATCCCAAAGAATACCAAAATATTCATTTGCTGATATAGATCCAGTGATTACAACATCGCCTGTAACAATTCCGCCAGATAGATCCAAGTAATTTGAATATGTTTCGGGTAGATTTAAATACTCGTTGGCAGATATAGAGCCAGCTATAGTAGTATTGCCAGATACATTAAGATTTCCCCCAATATCGGCGGATGTTAAAGTTTTAAAGGTTGTTAGCATGATATATCTTTTTAGGGAATGTCTTATTATATTTACAGCACAGTTTCAACGACTGGCAGATCCTTACCCAATACAAGATTAGCTCTTACCGACACCAAATCTTCATATTTCATGTCTTGATTGGTGTGAGCATTTGTACCAATGAAAATTCTACCGTCAGCCTCATAGAATCTATGATTAGATCTTTTCCACTCTGTCCAAGTCATTATTCTTGGGAGTTCTCCGTCAATGTTTGTCATTACGCCAAAAGCGTTATCATCATCTTTTGATTCGATTTCAATGAAGGCGGGATAATTTTCAATTGAGACTCCTTTTGAAATTAATAAGTCTGCGATATTGAGATCTGCTAATTCATTTGGGACCACATAGGAGGTTGTATTTTCATTGGTCGAGCATAAGATGCCAAGTGCCCCAACAATAGATCCTGCGAATCCTGTTAGGATCTCATCGAAGGCTGGCTTTAGGGGGTTTAATGTGTCGGTTAATCCTGTTATTTTCATGTGATTAGTTTTCTGTGTAGGTGTTTGCTTTCGATAGATCTGAACCACTTAAGGCCCCAGAGTAGATTAAGAATCTATCATTTGATGTGGTGCTCGCTTGACGGTAAAAGGCGTAGTCGTAGGTGTCCCATCCGGTGTCCGCATCAAACTCAAATGCCGTGAAGTCGGTTGATGCCGCGAGGTGAGCGAGTTCGGGAGGAACCGTCCCACCAACGGCGATGTTCTTAAAGTCGAAAGTAGACTCGGCATCGTTGTGGCCGATGACGGCGGGGTTGTCGCTGATCTTGGTGTAGTCCGCAATGGCGGGTGTGATCTTGCTTCCGTCGTCGTTGTAGGGGACTCGGATGATTTCCAAGTGCGTTGCATCGTCGTCGTATAGCTCGAAACCCTTGGAGATGTTGTAACCCCAAACGTCCTGCGTGGATACGGTAGGAGCGCCGATGATGCTGCCGTGGTTTCCATTTATATGATCGTAGGTGGTAGTGCTGTCGACGTGACCTTCTCCAAGTGCATACCCTGCCACCTTACGAGCGCCGACCGTTCCTTCTGTGCCGTTGTGAATTGCGAGCATTTCCTCTGGCGTGAGGATGACCGTATCATAGATCCTGGCGTCGAAGATTTGCCCGTTAAAAAAGTTCAGAGGACTGCCGCCGTTAAGACTACCTCCGAGGGTTACTGGTATTTCCTCACTATGCAACACGG